TGCACCACGAGCCCCGTATAGGTAATGGCCGACACGATGCCACCCCATAGTATAAAGTCGTCGTGATTGGAATCATAATACCCCTTTTTCTTCCACTCCTCCACCATGTGTTGAAAATCACTTTGCGCCGACGTTTTGTCTACTTCTATGACCTTTAAGGATTTCAACATGTTCCTGGCCCTTTGGGATTTCACATGAAACGTGTGAAACACGTCCGTCGCATCCAATCCCTTATAAAAAGAAATCACATTGCCACCCGGGTGGTGTTTCTGAAACGAAGTAATGTCATATTTTACACCCTCTATTATTAAAGAGCAACTGCTAGAATCTGTCATATATTCCTATATAGAATGAATATTTATAGGAACATATTTAAACCATATTCAAATAAACCGTCAAGAACGATCAGTAGTGGATCATGACCCGCGTGCCCTTTCCATCGCAACAATATTCATTTGTGGATTGCACATTGTATAGCAATTTGGGTAGCTTGGACGAAAAATCCAGCACCTCTTTCTGTGTATTGAAATGGATATATATGTATCCCGACTTCATCTTTGTCTTTCTTTTTTCCATGTCGTTTTTCCTTTCAAACATACTGCGAAACAAGCCGATTTCATCCTCGTCGTGATGATAAGCACACCCTTTCAGGTGTACGAGCTCCCGGACTTCTTCACAACTCAACGGAAAGCACCGGGTACACACGTCAGGACACCTCCAGCGCAAGACGCTATTGTGTTTCATGAAACGCATCTGTTTATGGTTCTTCATTTTGAAATGCTTTTGGACGAATGCGTGTGTGGCTTTGTTTGTGACTCCCCAGTTGTGCAAGGAACCCTGTATACAGCAGTTTTCATGATCTAAATAGGACCCGACTTTCTGAAGCAATAGATTATCCAGTGCGTTCATTCTTATATTCTGTGTAGAAGTATTTATCTTGATTCAAGTGTATAAAGCAATCAATTTTTATCGCAACACATGTTGAATCATGGGGTAGTTTTCATAAAGGCGCCGAAGCAAATAGGGAATACTTTCGTGTAACTGTCCATACGGCAAATACTTGTAGACGTTATGCCCCGCCTTTTCTAAGTCATCCGTCAAAACATCCCCCATGCCCAACAACTGGGCAAAAGCAATATTATTCACTTTGTGTTCTCGTATGTAGTGCTTTGCGACAAAGGTACTGCGCACATTATGGGTCGCACACAACAACTGGTCTCTTTTTCTATGTTGTATGGCAAAATCCGCAATGCCTTGATTGTACTGTTTGTGTGTTTTTTCCTCACTTTCACACAATACGCCATGGTGTCTATCCTCCCCCAAATACGCCCCGCGCACCAACTTCACACCAAGCGCATAGGAACGAGCCCCACACAAGTCCCGTCGTAATTCAAGAGGCATACTTTTTTTATACATTTGATACGTTTTATATACTACTACTTTGTCTTGGTTATAGGTTTCCATAAAGTAATCCGTCAATGCGCTGATCCTATCCTGAATATCGTGCTGTTCTGCATCAATGTAGACCACCGAGTCATTTTGTTTCGCCCTTTCAATCAACGCCTCCACTTGTTCTAAACAACGATTTTGGGAATCACGCACACCAAACGACGAGAGTTTAATCGCAAAATGATTCCCCGGATACTTTGTGATTTTATCCTTGAGTTCTTCATAGTTTCCATAGCCTGGTTTTTCCTGTATGTAATCAATAATAGGTGGTGTATTTGCCCTATGTAATGTCTGTATCATCCCTCCCAATTGACCTGGCGTGCATGTAAAACGGTTGAGCCAGTTCATTTGTCTTTGTCTCTTTTGTCTCTATTCTTTTAATAGATTTCATTTTTTGTTTTTTGTTTTTAATTCTCGTGTTAAGCGCGGGGTGTGATACGTCGCATTCCTTCCACACAATCCGTCATCAGTCCGTGCAATTTCCACATCTAGATATAAATCATCTTCGCCTATATCATTCATATCAGACAAATATGGATTGTCTAAAACAATAAAATGTCTACACTTGGCCTGTGTTGGGGAGACAAATTTCACATATTTACACGTCTTGCATTTTAGATAGATGGGGCTGATCATGGCCAACCACGAAACACCGCCCCTGCGATAGGACACCATATATACAACTACATGTGTATTCTTTATAAAGGTAAATGTATACTTTCTTATTACACCCCCCGTTTTTAATTTAAAGAATAAAATATACCCTCCTATAACATATGCTGACGTCATTCAAATTACCCATGTTACAAAAAGCCCAGCTCATGCGTTTTGGACACAATAAGCCCCTCAGCACCTATCACGCAGTATGTTTGTCTCTCATTGCTCCCCATGGCTCCACGGATATGTGGGTACATCCTATCCAGAAATACGCCCTCAACTACGGGTCATCATGCGCGCTCTTTCTCTTTCAACCCATGCGCATCAAGTTTTTCTTTCTCTTTCTTTATTCCATGTTTCATATAATGCATGATATATCTGCCACTGCTCCGGTTCAACTGGCCTATTCGGCGGGACTTCACTTGTCGTGGGTATGCTTCCCGGAATGGGCCCTCACTTATTTGGCGTGGATTCACACCCCCTTGCACTATGCCCGCGTCATTCCATTGCTGACGAAAGTTCAACTCTTTTCGTTGGCGATGACTCATATTTTTGTCTACTTTTTGATCCGAAAATATGAGACAAATGATTTGTCGTTTGGTGGGACCTGGATCCCCTTGGTGATTGGTCATATCATGACAAACGCGTAACACCCTACCAACCACCATTTTGGTACATATTATGTAATCTCTTTAAAACAAGACAAAACACAACGACCCCTACCACATTCACGTATCCGAGACTACAAAAGTAATTGAATATCACGGTGAACAATACAATCAGCGCCAATGTGATTGCAGTCATAAAACAAATAAACGGAAATAATCGTTTTTGTATCACTTTCTCTTTCTTAAAAATCTTTTTTACAGTGTCCATCACTTTTCCCGTGACTAGGCTAAATGCGAAGAGCAATGTCATAATTAAAAAGTATACCTTTGCGGGTGTACATATATCACTCGCGAAATCAATCATGTTTATAGTATATGCCTATATTTTTTTATTTTGCCTCACTTCTTCCGCTGTAAACGCCGTTCCCTCTTTCGTCGACGCATGCGTTTCTTCTTCCATTTGTCTCTCATTTATATGTTCTGTAGACAAAACTTTAATTCTTATTCATCAACATATCCGGATGTCATGGGCGCATAGGCCCCTTGCGATACTAAAATGGCGGTGCTTGCCCCCACGATCACCAATGTTAAGATCCACCCCCCAAATGTTTTCAAGACGACGGTTTTGTTGATCCCGGAACAGTTTCGTGGGTCTTCCAATAAGGCCACCCCAATCGTTGCGCCCACTTGGCAATGCGTTGTAGACAATGGGATTTCAAATCGACTACCTGTGATGATGACCAGTGCTGAAGCCAGTTCAATGGTGATCCCCCTTGATGGGGTGATTTTGCACAGCTTCAATCCTATGGCTTTGATGATTTTATATCCGTACACCGCCAACCCGAGCGAAATACCGACCCCACCTAAAGCCAAAATCCAATAAGCATCGTTTTCTAGATCCGTGTTTTCGCTCAGCACACTGTCGTGATAAATCGCATAAATGGTCGCAAAAGGACCAACCGCATTTGCCACATCATTCGCCCCGTGGCTAAAGGAATCACACACTGCTGTAAAGACTTGTAAATACTTGAATAGTTCCTCTGTTTTCGGATTAAATACTTCGGCGTTTTCGTGGATGGACGACACAATGTCATCACCTTCAATCACCGCAGTGTGAAAGGTTTCATCGTGTTGGTGTACGACCATTTGTAGTTCCCCGGATGCATCTACTGTTTCATGGTCTATGATGTTATTTTGTGCCTTTGTGATAAAAACGAACGACATCAATCCCACGCCCATCCCGGATCCAAATGACCACAAACAAGCATCCAAGAGTGGAGTGTCATCTAAACCAATCCCTTTTGCCCCTTTGTAAATGATATAAAACGTATTCAGTGTTACACACGATCCCGTAATTACCGGAAAGGCGTACCTACTTGCCGCGAAACTGTCTTTCAAGCGTAATAAACAACTCCGAAGTGTTCCAAAAAGAAGGCTCGCCAATGCGGCCGAAAACAGGGGCGAAATCACCCACGATGCGACAATGCCACTGACACCGCCGATGTAGGGAAACGTGTCTTTTTCTTCATACCAAATGACACAATTCGGTCCCTTCAATGCCATGGTCATTCCAATCATCGCGCCCACACAGGAATGCGTGGTAGACACGGGCATTTCGTATTTAGAGGCGAGAAAGAGCCATGCGCCCACGGAAAAGCACACCCACATACAGCCATACATGAGCACATATGGTTCGTCTTCAAAGCACTCGTAATCTGCGATACCTTTCCGTATGGTTTTGATCACGTGTCCTCCCATTAAAATGGCGCCACCGCTTTCAAAGATCGCCGCCATGACCACCGCATTTTTCACGGTTAAGGAACGAGACCCAACGGATGTCGCAAATGCGTTCGCCGCATCGTTTGCCCCGATTCCCATGGCCGCAAAGAAAGCAAAAGCACCGCCTACACACACAATCCACAAGTACATGCAATCCTATTATACATATCTTTTCGTTTTAAATTTGTATCTACGAACGCTTATTTGCAATACATATACACATTCACTTCTTTCATCCATGAGGTTCGAACCTTCCATGTTTTCCAGAAATAGGGCAAGCACATCGGTTCCAAGGTATACAAGACAAACACATGATCGCATTCTTTGAGGATTTTGTTTATCAATTTCTTGTTTAATTCCGCATCAAACATCGTATTACAACAATAGACAAAATCAAAAGGAGCAAAGGATTGTTCCAAAAAGTCCCCATGGATAAATTCCACCTTTTGTTGTATGTCATAATCACTTTCATTCCATAATTGTTGTGCTTTGGAGTGCCGATAGGTATCTAATTCTACACCGCATAAGTATGTCATATGGGGGCGACTTTGTGCGAGCTCCAGTACGAGCCGGCCACATCCACTCCCAGCGTCTAGCATTGTATACATCGCGTATGGTGATTGGTCCAATAGCCCCGCCACATCGGGTGCGTGCATTTCTCCATATACATAATTGGGATTTTTATAGTCCCCATATTCGCGGGGCGTAATCCTTCCTTCATTTGTCATGCTTATGAGATTCTTTATATTCTATTCTTAAGTTAGTTGCGAATACAATATAAAGAAATGATTGGATCTACTTCAACATGAACCAAACATACCGCATCCTACCATTGCGAAAAATGACGAAACCCACGCTGGACTATTTCACCAAACTGACTCCTTTTACCATAAAAAAAATGGACTATTATCCACCAAGATTGGAAGACAAAAATCGCCCTTGGAATATGACCACGCGCACGACCACAAAAATCATTCCCATGGATGGCTATCAAAACGTGGAACTCTTTCACCCGTCTAGGCAACTCCATTTTCACATGAAACTCGCTCCATATCAATGCTTGGAAAACGGGGCCATGTGTTGCGACGAACCCTACATGTTTGAAATCAATCCGGGTATCTTTTACCGGTGTTACACGGGCAACGAAGACGCAGTCATAACCTTTCCATCTAAATATCAGTTCAAACACGGTGAAAGAAGCACATGCGATTATATCCCCGATTACAACATGGAGGCTTACCCCAAAGAATACCTACTTCATGCGTACCGGTGAGCAATCATGTAGAGATTATAGGCCAATAATAGTATTAAAATAACCATCTCATACATGAAATGAATCTTTATTCCTGTTTTCTTATGAATGTATGAGCGCGTCACATAACCCAAGTTCTGAAACATTTCTCCTTTATTTCCACACAAATAGTTGTGATACATGGAGACAAAACACTTTTTTAAAAAGATCCAAGATACCATTGTTGACAATAGTACAAATATATGAAAGTAATAGAACCCAAATAAAGGCCCAGAAAATAACGCCGCCGTGGTAATCATGTGGTGCATAATAAAGATTAGCTTTCCCAAAAAGGAGGGACATTTCCAAAAAAAGGTGTCTTTCACAATGAAATAACAAGTAAATAAAACCACAAAAAGGATCTTCCACATTATATATTCAAAAGACAAAAACATTATAAACAAATCATGACAACTCCTTTATTGAAATCATCATGTCTTTCTTCAAACACCCCAAAGACGTTTGCATGACCTACTTCCAGCACATGAAGTTGTCTCTTTATTTCAGTGCCACCTTGTGGTGGGGAAGCGTACAAGCCTTCATACACGCACTGATACCTGATGTGTGTATTACATCCACCACCGACTTGGCCCACAACCTCCAAAAGACGTTGAAATCTGCGGGCTGTCATGATTAAAACATAGATATCCAATATAAAGACAAAAATACCATACATACAATGAGTTTATCGTCTCGTATCATACCAAAGCTTCATCATAACCCATCTTTCCTTTTTTTGGCATCCAAACCTAGTGTATCTAAGCCATG